TCACCTTTGAGCAAGACTATCCTGCTCCTAAGACTGAGCAGAAGATTCTCCAGAAGCTTTCTGCCAAACTTGGTTGCCTGGATGAAGAGTTCTGTGAGAAGCTTGCTTCTTGGGCAGATATCATTCGTAAGACTTTCAAGGAAGGTGGCGTTGATGAAGTGATCAGCACCCGTCGTCTGTCTCACATCATTCGTGCCTACAGCATCTTTGGCAAGCGTATGAAAGCAATTCAAGTTTGTGTGAATCGTTTCGATGACGAAACCAAGTCCAGCTTCATGGAGCTGTATGACAAGATTGATGCTAGCATTGGTGCCGATATCAATAACGATGCTCCAGTGGAAGAGAATGAAGAAGCCTGAGTTTCACGGTTACGTTGGTAACATTGCCGTCCTTCGGGACGGCAGTTCCGTCAAGATTCTTGGTGGACATAATTCAAAACTTTTCGTGAAGACACTTGACGGAACAATCAAAGAGTGTTATCATGAAGATCTACAGTATGTAACGGAGGAATGAAAATGCAATGGAAGTACAATGAGGATAAGATCCTCAAGGATATTGAAGAGTATGTAATCAGTACCTATCATGGTCACTATTGTGGTGACGAAAATGGGTATTCTGATATTCAAACGATTGATCTGATGGCAGCAAAGAAACTTGCCTCTGGGTTTTGTCAAGCAAACATTCTCAAATATGGCAGCCGATATGGCGACAAAGATGGGCTTAACAAACGAGACCTTCTCAAAGTTATTCATTATGCCATGTTGCTGCTTCACTTTGACAAACACTATACTCGTACTCAAAATGGTTTGCAGGAGTTCAAATGAGCATCGTTAATTTTTCTAAACCCACTCTTTCTGTACTGAAAAACTTTTCAACTATTAATGGGTCGATTGTGATTCGTGAAGGATCTACTCTCAAAACTATTAATGTTGGAGAGAACCTGATTGCTCAATATGAATGTGGGGAAACATTCCCTCAGACATTTGCCATCTATGATCTGAATCAGTTTCTTGCTGGCATGTCTATTTTTGATTCTCCTTCTTTGGTATTCGGTAATGAAGAATATCTGACAATCAAAGGAAACGGTAGAAGCGCCAAGTATTATTTCTCGGATCCTGAGATTACCTTGAAGACAGCACCTGATCGTAATGTTAACTTTCCTGGTGCTGATATCGAATTCACTATTCAAGAGAAAGATTTGGAAAATCTTCGTAAGGCATCTGATGTTTATTCGATTCCAGATCTGGTGTTTAAATCACACGGAGGCGGCACAGTAGAATTGAATCTGTGTGATCGTGAAAACGAAACTAGTAATGTGTACACTCAAGAAATTCTTGGTGATAATACTGGTGAGTATGAACTGGCAATGAAGATGGAAAATATTCGTCTTCTTCCTGGAGAATATGAAGTAAAAATTTCCAGTAAACTGATTACTCAGTGGAAACACAAATCTCTTAACCTAACCTATTGGATTGCTCTCGAACCTCAATGAATAAAAAGTTTCTCTGGGTAGAAGAATATCGTCCTCATACTCTTGAGGATTGTATTCTTCCTACAAATATTAAAAATTCATTTAAGGGCTTTATTGAGCAGAAGGAAATTCCAAACCTTCTGCTTTGTGGTTCTGCTGGAGTGGGTAAGACAACTGTTGCTAAAGCAGTGTGTGATGAAATTGGCGCTTCATACATCGTGATTAATGGATCAGACGAGGGGCGCTTTCTGGATACTGTTCGGAACAAGGTCAGGCAATTCGCCACAACTGTCTCATTGACCTCTGGGGCCGCCCACAAAGTCGTCATTATCGACGAGGCAGATAACACCACTAGCGATGTCCAGCTCTCGCTCAGGACTGCTGTGGAGGAGTTTCATGGCAACTGCCGTTTTATCTTCACCTGTAACTTTCCAAACAAAATCATTGACCCTCTACACTCCCGCTGTACGGTAATTGATTTCAAAATCAAGAACGATGAAGTTGACAAACTACAGGCAAAGTTTTATGTTCGTCTTAAAAATATTCTAGACGAGAATAGTATTGAATATGAAGATAAGATTCTAATAAAATTAATTAAACGATATTATCCAGATTGGAGAAGGTTAATCAATGAAGCACAGAGACACAGTGCCAGCGGAAGCATTTCTAATTCTATTCTTGTTGACATTGCCGACATTAATCTGGATGATCTGGTACGGGCGTTAAAGAACAAGGAATTCACTACAGTCAAAAAGTGGGTCGTAGATAACATCGACAATGATCCTGCCTTGGTTATGAGGAAGATTTACGATGCTCTTTATGATACTCTCAAGGGTCCGTCTATCCCAGAGGCAGTTCTTATTATTGCCAAGTACATGAGGGATATCAATATTGTTGCTGACCAAGAGATTAATCTTCTTGCTTGTTTAACTGAAATTATGATGGGATGTGAATTTAAATGAAAGTAAAAACTACTCCTGAAAATGTTCGTGAAGCTAATGAGGGATTGTTTCGTGCCACAATGAATTTGCCTTTTGCTGCCGAACATTGTGGGATGACCATGAAAGAAATGAAAATGACTTTTCGAGAATTTCTTAAATACAATCCATCTGACTATGCCACTACAGGAACTGGCACTACCCTGAATCACGGTGCCCAGTATCCTTTTATAATTGATGAAACCCAAGGAGGATTTTAATTATGCGCTGCCGTGTTCAACTCTATGTCGCTGGTAAAGTTTTCAACGAAGAGGTTGAAGCTCGTAATTACCAGGAAGCAAAGGAAGTTGCTCTTGCTCGTAATCCAAACGCTAAAGTAGTTGGTGTGACTGCTGTATGAAATATGAGTTGAAAGATTATCTTAACGCTATCAATCAAACAAAAAAGAAACTTCTTGATGATGATCAAGAAGCAGTGAAAGGGTATCCACCTTTTATTGTTAACAAATGCTTGTCTTCATTTACAGATACTATTCTGTACGTCAATGAGATGAACAAGAATGCTCATCTGGACAAGAAACTTCAATTTGATTTTTTTATAAATACTTTGAAACCAAGAAAACGTTATAGTCCTTGGGTCAAAAAGCAAACGCTTGAGCATCTTGAATTGGTGAAAGAGTATTATGGCTATAGTCATAACAAAGCTCTCGAAGCATTACAGATTCTTACAACAGATCAACTTGAAATTATAAAAAAAGCATTGAATAAGGGTGGAACAAAATGACAGATGATATTGTAATTCAGTGGCAACAATCTGATATGGTGGAGGTTTCTCTGGCTGAGCCAGATGACTTTTTGAAAGTTCGTGAAACCCTTACGAGGATTGGTGTTGCTTCTAGAAAAGAAAAGAAAATTTACCAATCTTGCCATATTCTTCATAAGCAAGGTAGATATTATATCGTTCATTTCAAAGAACTATTTGCTTTGGACGGTAAGCATACCAATCTTTCGTTGAATGACGTTCAGCGTAGGAATCGTATCATTCAATTGCTTTCTGATTGGGGACTTATTACCGTAGTAACTCCTGAAAAAATTGAGGATGTTGCTCCACTCAATCAAATTAAAGTTCTTGCCTTTAAAGAAAAGGACGAATGGACTTTAGAAAGCAAGTATAATATCGGTAGAAAAAAACCTGAATGAGAACAGTCAAGGTTCAGTTTCTCACACCAGAAAAAACTATAGTGTGGATAACAATACCTTGGGGTAAAGCTCATTTGGATTGGTATCGTAAACGTGGTTATACAATACTGATGACCGAACAATAATGGTAGGGGAATCCTCCTACCATTTTTTGTTGTTTTGTAATAAATTATTATGAGATGCCTTCGGGGTCTTATATAACACTCGCTTATTTAAGGAGAAAACCAAATGACTAATTTATCTTGGCAAGTTTATCAACCATTTAACGTAGGATTGGATGACATTTTTAATCGTTTAGATGCTATGTCTGGTCACAATACCAACTATCCTCCGTACAATCTTATCAAACATGATAACGCTAATTACGAAATTGAAATCGCTCTTGCTGGATTTAAAGCAAATGAGATTGAAGTCACTACAGAACAGAACATTCTCAGAGTTACCTCTAAAGTTGAGAAACGAGATACTGAAAGAAATTACTTACACAAAGGCTTGTCCAAACGTTCCTTTAATAATTCGTGGCAACTATCTGAGGATGTAAAAGTTTCTTCTGTTGATTTTGAAGATGGTTTGTTGACAATCTCTTTGGAAAAAATTATTCCTGAACATCAAAAGAAAACAACTTATAATATTGGTAGATCTATTAAAACTTCTCAATTTTTGACAGAGGATACAAATTCCAACCACAATTAAATAAATACTGACGGGGTTACCCAAATATCGTCGTCGCTTGGGGTCTGGTTGGCAAAATCCAACCTTGACCCCCGTTTCTTTTTGTGGTATAATTAAAGTATTGAAAAATTAAATTTATGGAAGACATTAAAATTGTTATGCTGAAAAATAAACAGCATATCATATGTAAATTAACTGAGTTAATGGTTGAAGAAACTGAAGATCCTTTGTGCTTCTTGATTGAAGTTCCTATGGTAATTTCTTACACATTTCCAAAAGACACACCTGATGAAAATGAAGTAAGAATTATTTTTCAGCAATGGTCACCATTCTCTAAAAGCTTACAATTTAGAATTCCTTTTGATTATGTTGTTAGTATAGGAGAACCGAAAGATCAAATTTTAGAAAAATATATTGAAACTGTACAACCATATTACAGTGTAATTGACAACCAAGAAATTTTTAATGAGGTAAAAGAAAATGAATAAATCACCAGCAATCGTAATTTTAAAAACTGGAGAAAAAATAATCACTCTTCTTCAAGAAGCTTTTGAGGGAGACGGGGAAGATAAAAAGGGCATTTGTTTAGTTTTTACTCACCCATATACCCTTTCACTTGTGGAAGTAAAAAATACAGATAATCCAGAACAAGATTTACAAGTTAAATTTAGTAAGTGGTGTCCTTATTCTACTGATGTTCAATATAAAATTCCCTACGATGGAGTTCTTGCTATAGGACAACCAGATCCAGGATTATCGGTAGCTTATCAATCCAAAATTGAGCAAGCGGAAAAAATAATTGAAGAAAATGAAAATGCTCGTCTTCAACAAGAAGAAATTAGAAAAGTTATTAATCCTGAAGTGATGCCAAATGAATGATGTTAAATTAATCAGGTTTGCTGGCATCTGGATTGTTTCAGAAATTGAAGAAATTCCTGATGTGGAGTTTGGGGATCCTGATTGTGTGCTAAAATACCCGTATGAGGTGGAGGGTTCCTGCCTAGGAGCCTTCCCTCCCCACGCTAAAGACCGTGAATTTATTGTCAGATCATCTGAAATCAGTTTAATTGCGGACCCATCCAATTTTATTTACAATCAGTATCGTGCTTCGGTCGATATTGAAAAACCTGTACCTATTGACGAAGAACCTGAAGAATGAAATTTTACACCAGTGTTGAACAATCCGGGAATTCTATTCTCGTTCGTGGTTATGAAAATGGTAGAAAATTTCAAGACAAAGTTCAATTCAATCCAACATTGTTCCTTCCTTCTGCCAAGCAGGAGGAATGGAAAACTCTTGACGGAAAGAATGTTCGCCCAGTAATGCAGGGGAGTATCCGTGATGCCAAACAGTTTATTGAAGATCATAAAGATATTGATGACTTTCAAATCTATGGTCAGACACGGTTTCTGAATCAGTATATTTTTCAAGAGTATCCTGAAGATGAAATGAAATATGACACTAGTAAGATTCGTGTCTTTACTCTCGACATCGAGACAGGAGCAGAAAACGGATTTCCTGATATTGAATCTGCCGATCAAGAGATTCTTTTGATCAGCATCAAGGACAGTGAGATGGGTCGTATTACTGTTTTTGGTTCTCGTCCATATCATAACGACGATAAAGAAGTTAACTATCTTCACTTCGATTCTGAAATTGGTTTGTTGAAAGGTTTCCTTCACTGGTGGATGGAAAATTATCCAGATGTGATTACTGGATGGAATGTCCAGTTGTTCGACATTCCGTACATCTATCGTAGGATTGAGCGTATGGTGGGAGAAGCAGAAGCTCGTCTTCTTTCTCCTTGGAAAAATACAATGTCCAGGGAAATTTTTATCAAAGGTCGTAAGAACTTTGCTTATGATTTGATGGGTATTGCTACACTAGATTATCTTGAACTGTATAAGAAATTTACTTATACTAACCAAGAATCATATCGTCTTGATCACATTGCTTTTGTGGAACTGGATGAAAAGAAACTCGATCACTCTGAGTTCGATACTTTCAAAGAGTTCTACACTAAAGATTGGGATAAGTTTGTTAAGTACAACATCATTGACGTTCGACTGGTAGATAAACTAGACGACAAGATGAAACTTCTTGAACTTGCTTTTACTATGGCATACGATGCTAAAGTAAATTTTGAGGATGTATATTCTCAAGTTCGTATGTGGGATAACATCATTTATGTTTATCTCGCCAAACAAAAAATTGCTATTCCTCCTAAGAAAGAAAGTAGCAAAGATAATAAGTATGCTGGAGCATTTGTAAAAGAACCTGTTCCTGGATTGTATGATTGGGTTGTGAGTTTTGACCTTAATAGTCTATACCCTCACTTGATCATGCAATATAATCTTTCTCCAGAAACACTTCTGGGGGAAAGGCATCCATACGCTAACGTAGATAGATTGCTGAATCGGGAGATAAATTTAGGTGACTTGTCAGGAAAAACTCTCTGTGCTAATGGCACTTTTTATACAACTGAGTATCAAGGATTCCTGCCAAAGCTCATGGAAAAAATTTATGAGGAACGTACTATCTACAAAAAGAAAATGTTGGCTGCCAAGCAGGAGTATGAAAACAATCCAACGGTTGAATTGAAGAAAGAGATTTCTCGTTGTAATAACATTCAGATGGCACGTAAGATTCAACTTAACTCTGCCTATGGCGCCATCGGCAACGAGCACTTTCGTTACTACAAACTGGAAATCGCTGAGGCAATCACTCTTTCTGGTCAACTTTCTATTCGATGGATTGAGCGAAAGATGAATCAGTACTTAAATAAAATTCTCAAAACTACTGAAGTTGATTATGTTATTGCTTGTGATACTGATTCTATGTACCTTAATCTGGGTCCTTTGGTGGAAACTATATACAAGGGAAGAGAGAAAACTAATGAAAGCGTTGTCTCATTCCTTGATAAGATCTGTAAAATGGAACTTGAGAAATTTATTAAAAGTTCTTACCAAGAATTGGCCGACTATGTAAATGCTTATGACCAAAAAATGGTAATGAAGCGGGAGAACATTGCTAACCGTGGATTCTGGACTGCCAAGAAACGTTATGTTCTTAACGTATGGGATAGTGAAGGTGTTCGATACAAAGAACCCAAGATGAAAATCTGTGGTATGGAAACCGCTAGGTCTTCCACCCCAGCATACTTTCGAGACAAGTTGTATAAAGCATACACGATCATCATCAATCAAACCAATGATGACATTATTAATTTTATTGAACAGATAAAAGAAGATACTCGTAAACAAAATTATCTTGACATTTCTTTCCCACGAGGTTGTAATGGTTTACAAAAATATTCCAGTCGTTCAACAATTTATAAGGAGAGGACTCCTATTCAAGTCAGAGGTGCATTATTGTATAATCACTATGTACGAAGTAATAATCTTACTCATAAGTACCCTCTTATCCAAGAAGGAGAGAAGATCAAGTTTCTCTACCTCAAGATGCCAAACCCAATCCAAGAAAATGTAATTTCGTTTTTTGGTAGGTTGCCAGAAGAATTTAATTTGGATAAGTACGTGGACTATAGGACACAATTTGAAAAGTCGTTTTACGATCCGCTCAGAAATGTGCTAGAATGTATTGGTTGGGATGCCGAGCGAAAGATTTCGCTCATGAGTTTTTTTAGTTAGGAGAATTATGGATTTTTTACAACAAGTAATTAAGGATAGTAAAAATGAATTCGCTGCCCTTGCTGCTGATGGCATTGCTGCTGGCGACGTTGAATCTTTTGT